CGACGATTATAGTAGCCAACACTTCCGACGGTTTGCTTGAGGTCATAGGACAACCCCCCGTTCAACTTCTTGGTCCAATCAAGATCCGTTACCTTCAACTCCATGTCGGCATCGGCCAGCAACAGATAGTCCCAGTCAAGATCGGACTCCCGGGCTACCCGTAGAGCCGCATTGCGCGCCTGTTCAAAATTCTCGAACGGCACATGTTGCAACCGGATAGGCTTATTGACTGCGTTAAACAGCTGTATGATTTGTCTCGGAGTCCCATCAGTCGATCCGGTATCGACGACGACAGCACCATCAATATGCGGCAACAGGCTTTTAATGCAGCGATCGATGATCGCCGCTTCATTTTTCACAATTGCATTCCACACCAATTTAGCCAGGACCGCCTCCTATCGGCGCCGGCCGGCCGCCCGGTCCCGGCGGCGCCGGCTGATTGCCCATCAAGTTCGCCGCTTGCGTCGGCGCGTTGGACATCGGCGAAGGCTGATTACCCTGCGCCTGCGCCGCTGGATTCATTCCGGGAGGCATGCCCGGAGCAGCGCCAGGAGGCCCACCAGGGAGCCCTCCCGGCGGGGCGCCCATGCCACCCGCCTGCGCAGCCAGTAATCCCGCCGTCAACTCCGTTGAAATCTTGCTGACGCCCTGCTGAACGCCAAGTTGAATGCCCTGCTCGACGCGCTGGCTGAGCGCCTGCTGCTCCGCGCCTGTGGCTTGCGCCTGCTCCTTCTTCTGCAGCTCGTCGTCGGTCGGCACCACCGCCTCGCCGTCGAGCCCGATGGTCTGCGACACCGAGCGCAGCACCGAGCCGCGGCCCTTGGCGCCCATGATCGCAAAGTCGGTCGGGTTGTTGGTGTGTTGCAGGAATTCGAGCTGGCGCTGCCGCAACGTCTCGCGCTGCACCGCCACCGTAACGCCCTGCACCGAAATGTCTTCCTCGCCGGTCAGCATCCCCGTGGTGTCGGTCAACAGCACCAGATCGGCGAGCTGTTGCAATGCCAGCTCGAGCACGTCGCGATCGATATTGGCGGCCACGGTCTGCAGGATCTTGCTGGCGTTGTTCATCAGCATCGCCAGCCCCGACGAAGTGCGCCCGGCGCCGCCGCCCGGCTGGCCACCGATATATTTTGGGATCGCGCTGACATCGTCAGCCAGATCGACAAACGACTTGAACACCGTCAGCAGATCCTGGGCGTTGCTCTGCGGCTGGAAGAACTCGACCGGAGCCTTGGAATTGTTGCCGACCGGATCGTTGGTGGCGTGCCAGCGCTTCCAGGGATAGAGATCGTCGGTGTTTTCCTCCGGCCGGATCCGATCGTCGTTGATCACCACCTGCGGCCCGGAAGCGATCGAGACATTGTTGACCAGCGAGCGCAGACAGGCGTTGGCGACGTCCTGCAGGTCGGCGACCATGTCGATCAGGCCGTTGCCGAGCGGCGTCCCCGGCACTTTCTCGAAGCTGGTGATGAAATACGGGTGCCGCGCCCGCGGACTGGGCGACAATTGCACCTTGATGATGTGCGAGCCAATACACCAGGCATCGATGCGGTAATCGCGCAACGGATCGGAGGCCCCCGGCATGCCGTATTCCTGCAGGATCTGGCCTTGCACATTGCCATGAAATTCCATCTGGGTGATCAGCCCGGATCTATTCCACGCCGGGTTTTCCCGGCTCTCCAGCACCGCGCGCTCGGCGTCGGTGGTGTCCCAATTATCGTACAACCCGCCACGGCCGTACTCCTCGAGCACCTTGCGCACCTCGGCCTGGCCGAACCCCGGCAGATCGAGACAGTCGTTCAGTTCAGCCCGGGTCAGCCGCGACTTCTCGATTACGCTGGCGTTAGCAATGTCGGACACGCCCGGCGTCCACCACAGGTCGAACGGCGACACCCGCGCCCACACCATCTTCGGTGTCTGCACCACCTGCGGGCGACCGCCGCCGGGCGGCCACTTCACTTCCGGCATCACCTTGACCGTCGGGCCCTTGATGCAGGCGAACGGGAAAATCGCCAAATCAACCAGAAACTCCGCCATAGCGTGGTAAAACCCGCCTTCCTGCAGCATCTCCTCGATCCGGTCCTCCGAGATCTTGGCCTGCTCCCGGGCCTTCTTGCGCGCCGCATCGGAGGCCGAGTCCAGCAACGCCATCCGTCGTTTCTGAATATCCTCCGGCGCCGGCGGCTGCCCGGTGGTCTGCGCCACCATCTGCTGCTCGCTCTGCATCAACTGGTCGATCTTCTGAATGATCTCCGGCGGGATGTCGGGATCGGCCGGCGGCTTGATACTCCAAGGCCGGTCCGGGCCGAGATAGATATCGCGCAACAGCGAAGATGCCGCCCGGCATTTCTGCGCACTGAGCCTGGCATAGACCTGGCTGCCGCCAAACTTGACGATCTCCTGCATCCGGCTGGGGGCGTACTGCCCATTGAAGGTGCGCAGCGCTTCCAGCAACCGGTTGGACCAGCCACTGGCGGTGTTGCGGTGGTTGCGCATGATCTCGAACTGGGCGCGGATGTAGCCGCACAATTCCGGCGGCGCCGGCTCGGGCGGCGCTTGTGCGGCTGCCTTGTCGAGTTCGCGCTGCCGGATCATCGCTTCCAGCGCGGCCGGAGGCACCACGTTGAGAACGCCGACCTGGCCAAGCGGATTGCCGGGTGAACCGCCACCCGGAAATCCTCCCGGTGGAATTCCAAAGGAGGTTTCTGCCATTCAGGCAGAAAATCGGAAAACTCTTAAGGAAATATTAATACTTGTGGAGTATGGGGGCGACCTAGCTAAGAAATGTTCCATAACCTGGACTCCCGCTGTGGTCGAACTCGCTGAAGAAATGCTGGCCAAGCTGGCGCGCGAAATGGCGATGAACATCCGTCCCTACGCGCAGGTGTTCGACGACTTCGGTATTACCGAAACCGATTATTACGAGATTTCAAAACTGGAATTCTACACTCGCGCCAAGGCGCAGCTCTCGCTGGAGTGGAATGCGACCGCTTCCACCGCTGACCGGCTCAAGTTCGGCTCGCTGGCCTATCTCGAGCAGCTGCTGCCGGCACTCACCCGCCGCGCACTGGACTTGAAAGAGCCGCTGCCAGCCGCCACCGATGTCGCCAAGCTGCTGGCGCGCAACGCCGGCATCGGTGAAGCCAAGAGTGAAGCCAAGGGCGCCAGCGAGAGGTTCGTGATCACCATCAATCTCGGCGCCGACGTCGACGGCAAACCCGTGGTCGAGAAATACGACAAGTCGATTGCCGTCGAAACCCCACATGCGACCGAGGCGCAGCTCTCGCTGGAGTCGTTGCTGAACGTTGAAGAGCAACGTTAACCCTCAGAGGAGAACGACCATGGCGACTGGAACGACTGGCCCCACCGGGGCGACCGGAACCGCGGGCGCAACCAGCGGCGCGAGCGGCGCGAGCATGGCGTCGTTCGTGATCAGATCTCGTGTTACCGGCAAGATCACCGATGAGACGGTCAGCGCCGCAGGCCGCGAGCAGGCCATTGCGCAAAAAGTGCAGTCGGCGGCCGAAGGCGAAGAAATCGAAATCATGGACGTTAAGGAAATCCCTGCCGGCATGGGGCCATCCGGCGCAAGCGGAACGTCCGGCACGTCCGGCACGTCCGGCACGTCAGGGACATCAGGCACGTCCGGCGCAAGCGGCACGAGCGGAGCGACAGGACCCTGATCATGGCCGCCATCACCTTCAACCAGTACAATCCCGGCGGCGTCTTCAAGCAGATCTCGGACGCCGACACCTCCGGTCCCGGCACCACCTACAACCAATACGCCAACGGCGGCGCTTACGAGCAGCTGCGGCTGATCTGCGCAGCGCCGACCCTGGACCAGTACGCGCCCGGCGGCATCCACCTGCAACTGGCGACCGGGGCGGCATAGGAGCGGTGACCCATGGCCAAACTGTCTGCAAGCGATCGTAAACGGCTGCCATCAAGCTCGTTCGCGCTGCCCGGCAAGGGCGAAGGCAAATCCGGCAAGGGCTCCGGCAGCTACCCGATCCCCGATGCCCCTCACGCCAGGAATGCGCTCAGCAGGGTGGCACAGCACGGCTCAAGCTCCGAGAAGGCGGCGGTGCGCGCCAAGGTGCACCGCAAATATCCCAACATAGGGAAATGACAACGCAAAAACGTAAAACGCCAGGGTTCTACAGAAAACACCCAGTCATCGACCCCGATTTCGACAACCTCGGGGGCGAATTGACGCTGGCGCAGATCCGAGATCCGGGGCTGACGCTGGCACAAATTTGGAACCCAATATCGCCAACCGGCGGAGACCCGATTTATTGGTACAAGCAGCAGCGCGAGCGGCTTAGAGACCAGCACAACAGACTGCGCCTACTGGCACGACGACTGAAAGCTGCCTACAAGCTGCGAATTCCACGCGCCCATGAGCGCGTGCTGCGTTTGTCACAGCGGCTGGAAGCTGCTTCCAGCTTCGAGGCGCAAATTGCCTGCAAGCAAGAACTCCTGCAAAAGCTGGCGAAACGATTTCTCGCGGCACAACTGAAAACCTACCCCAAATTCAATTTCGGCCGAGCTTTCCCGGCAGGGGGCTACTGCAAGTGTAACAAATGCATTCCCTATAACGGCCACCACACCATCAACTACTGGGCCACCGGCCAAACCGATTGCTGGTAACCATGGGCATCGACTACACCGCGCCGCCGACACTGGCCCGCTTCATGAAATCGCAGGCGTTCGGCCGCATCGCCGCCGGCCCAGTCGGTTCGGGCAAGACCACCGCGTGCATCATCGAGGTGCTGCGGCGTTCGATGGCGCAGGCCAGGGCGCCGGACGGCTATCGCTACACCCGCTTCGCCTTCGTGCGGCAAACCCTGAAACAGCTGAAAGACACCGTACTGAAGGACATGCAGAACTGGCTGGCAGGCCTGGGCGAGTGGCGGGTCTCGGATAACGCCTTCTACCTCGACTTCGGCGACGTCAAGAGCGAATGGATCTTCATCCCGCTGGAGAACGCCGAAGACCAGGCCCGGCTGCTGTCGATGCAGCTCACCGGGGCCTTCATTTCCGAAATCATCGAATGCGACTTCGATATCCTGGCCCCGGTCTCCGGCCGCATCGGCCGCTACCCGTCAGGCAACCGCGGCACCCCTTCGTGGTGGGGCATCTTGGCCGACACCAACATGCCGGTGGAGCTTTCCGACTGGGCCAAGTTCATGATCGAACCGCCGGCGGATTGGCAAATCTTCATCCAGCCCAGCGGCATGTCAGACAAAGCCGAGAACCTGAACTACCTGCCGCAAAACGAATTCACCAAGGACTTGCCGATCGATGATCCGATACGAATGGCGCAGGGGCGGAAATACTACGAGCGCTTTGTCGAGATGTACGGCAGCGACAGCGCCTGGGTGAAACGCTACGTCTACGCCGAGTACGGCGACGACCCCTCCGGCGAAGCAGTGTTCAAGGCCTCGTTCAAGTCGAGCTTCCATGTGGTGCGGGAGACCTTCGTGATTCCAGGCTATCCGCTGATCGTCGGTATCGACTTCGGCCGCAATCCCTGGGCACTGATCGGCCAGGTCGACCATATGGGCCGGCTGCTGATCCACATGGAAGTGCCGGCCAGCAATATCGGATTGGAAAAACACGTCGAGCAGAATTTGAGGCCGAAATTATACAACGAGAAATTCATCGGCTCGAAAGTCATTCTGGTGGGCGACCCCTCCGGCGTCGCCAAGGGTACGATCGCCGAAGAGACCTCGTTCGATGCGCTGAAACGATTGGGACTGCCGGCATTCCCGGCGCCGACCAACGACATCGACACCAGGTTGAGAGCGGTGGAAACCCTGCTCGGGCGCCAGGTCAACGGCGGCCCGGCGCTGTGCATCAACGGCCCCGGCTGCCCCTGGCTGGTGCGGGCGATGAGCGGCGGCTACCGCTACAAGAAGCATCGCGACGGGGGTTTACGGAGCATCCCGGAGAAGTTCGACAAGGAAGGCTTCTCGCACGTCGCCGACTGCCTGCAGTACATCTGCCTGGTGGTTCATGGTAATCTGGTGCACGAATTCGCCCGACGCCTGACGCCGCGGCCGCGGGTGAAGGATCGACCGCGCATTACCGCATTGGGATGGACATGATGTTGGACATGAACAAGACTTACCACCTCGCACTCACGACCGAACCTGAGGGCGAAATCCTGGTGCATCGGGCCGATTGTCCTGACGTCCACAAGGCCGCCGAAGACGGCTATGAAATCCATTCGCTGTTCGGCTGCCGAGAACCGATCATGCCAGGACTGCGACAGCACAGCTGCCTGGAGCAATGGGGCCCAGACGAGCTGAACGAACTGAACAACATGCAAGACGCCAGCCAACAAGGCATCAGCAAAATCAAGCGATTCAAAATGGTCAAACGCTTGCAAGCCTTCGAGACAAGTAAAAAAATCCCGATCGAGGACTTGTGCGAAGGTGTGGTATTCGCGGACGGCAAAGTTGCCGTGCGCTGGTTCAAGAGCAATGAAATAGATATCTGGCCATCTCTGGAGCAATGGTTCGGCACGATGAGGGGATCAGAGTTCGGCGAGGACATGTTCTGGGACGATATATGAAATTATCCTTCGATGCGAAATTGCGGCGAGTGTAGTCTGTGCTGCAAAATCATGGGCGTGCCGGAAGTCAAGCCACGGCACAACTGGTGCCCGCACGCCATCAAGCCGGGCGGCGGTTGCAAAATTTATAACGACCGCCCGCAACCCTGCCGCGACTTCCATTGCGTCTGGCTGCGCGATATGCGGTTCGGCCAGCACTGGTACCCGAAGTTGAGCAAGATCGTGATCGATGCCCAACTCAACGACGGCGAAACCGTGATCTGCTTCATCGTCGATCCAGCACAGCCACTGCGCTGGCGCGAACAACCCTGGTTCAACGACATCAAACAAATCGCCCGGACAGGATTGGCGGAAAAGCGCTGGAGCACCGTGATCATGATCGGGGACGAGCGGATCCCGGTGCTGTCATAAGTAGAGGGTCCGGTTCGGTCATGAGCACGGCCACGAGCATCTCGGCTTGCTCGCGCGACATGCCAAACAGATCCATCCGCTTTTTAACCTCTGCTGCGAACAGTTTTTGAGTTTCTGGATTTGAAAAATCGTAGGCCATTCAAACAACCGCCAGTTGATTGGTAACCTGCGGCAACACCATCTCCATGGCGCGGCGACGATGCTCCAATGGCAGCGAATAGCCATAACCCCACAAGGTCTCAATCCGCAAACCATAAGGGCGCAGCGCCTTGCGCATCCGGCAAATGTGCACCATCAGCGCCTTGTGATCCATGTCGACCCTGGCATGCGGCACATGCTCGTACTGCAACAGCAAAATCAGCAACCGCGCCGCACAGGTCGGCAGCGCAAATACCCGCTTGATGGTCAGCAGTAGCGTATCATGATGCTCCGCCGCCAGCCGCGACAGCTGCAGCGCGCGCTGATCCCTAGGACAACCCGGCGGCCAATCATCGCGCGGCAACGAAAACAACCTGCCATCCAGCTTGGCCTCGACCAGGGTCTCGTACAACCGCGTTGACGGGATCTCGGTGGCACGGGCAATGGCCCGCAACGGCACACCCTCATCGGCAAGCCGAATGGCGATTTGCTGGCCCATGACAACATCCATGGACCGGCAAACTAGCTCAAATGGTAAGCGTTTTGCAAAGAAAGATTATGGAACATTTTGCCAGGAGGGCTACGAGAGGTGTTTGTTGGGGCTGGTGTTTTGGGCCAGGGAAGTGGATTTAACGCACCAGCGGGCTTTGTAGGCGGTTCTGGAGCGGGTTTAGGCAGGGTTTTTGGGTTTGGTTTTTTGGGGGGTAGGTGTTTTGGGGGTACTTATATAGACG